CAATGATCGCCATGACCTTGGACGGGCTGTGCTCGTCCAGGGCGGCCATGGCGGCGGCGGCCGTGGCGTCCCCCAGGGCTTTGGAGGCTTCCTCCACGTCCTCCTGACCGTTCTCCAGGCCGGTTTTCAGCCCGGCGGCGGCGTCTTCGCCAACCCCGAACCATTCGGACGGAAGGTCCTTGATTTCGTCAAGGTTCTCCAGGTTGTCCCATTTCAGGTCTTCAATTTTCTCTTTCAGTTTGTTAAATTCGCCCCAGTCTTCCCCGCGGAAAGTCTCTTTCAGGGCTTCATACTTATTCAGAACGTCATCGACGTCGGCGTCGGGATTGCGCAGAGCGTCCCAATATTCCTGGGCGGCAGTCATTCGCTCCAGTGCTTTCGTCCGCTCTTCTTCGGCCTTCGCCCGTTCCTCTGTGGCTTTGGCCATTTCCTGTTCCAAACGGAGCTGGGCCCATTTTTCTTCACTGTCTTCTTCCATCCGCCAGGTAACACCAGCGGAGCGGCCTCCGGCGGTCGGGTTCCCGTTGGCGTCCCACAGGGAATCCCAGTCATCAGAAGCGGTGGGCGTCGGCCTCATCCCGGCAAGGAAGATACCTATGCCGCCCAGCACTTTCCCAGCAGTAGATGCCAGGAAGGGAGCGATCTTATCGACCAGTCTGTTCGCGGTCGCTTGCTCAGTCGCTCCCGGGGTCCCACCAGCGGGTGGAAGACCCAGGACCGGTTCTCCCCCGCCAGCCCCCAAGAGGGCATTTCCACCAGCTCCCAGGGCGGCAGCATTTGCAGAAGCAATAGCTTTCGCAGCGGCAGCTTCCGCCAGACCGCGGGCAGCAGCAGCTCCGGCCAGCTCCGCTTCCAGGGCGGCCCGGGAAGCAGCAGCGCCCAGGGCGCTCTCCGCTGCGGATGCGGCGGAGCTGGCGGCGGCCTCGACGGATGTGGCAGCAGTTTCGGCAGAACTGACGGCAGCTTCCAGCGCGGATCCGGAAGCCAGCGCGGAGCTGGCCGCTGCGTCTCCTGCGCTGATGGCTGCATTGACTGAGTTTCCAGCCGTCAGGGCCGCGTTGCCGGAAGCGGTGGCGGCGTTCAGAGATGCCTCCGCGGCGGATCCGGCGGTCAGGGCCGAAGACGAAGCGGAGGCGGCAGCGTTCCCGGCGGCCAGGGCGGCGTCAGAGGACGCCCCGGCAGAGAGCAGGGCCGCGTCTCCGGATGCGGCGGCTGCCGCCTTGGAATTGGCCGCCGCTGTGGCGGAGTTGCCGGCTGCCAGCGCGGCGTCCCCGGAAGCGGTGGCGGAACTCAGAGCGGCATCCTCGGAAGCAGCTGCGGCTGCGGAAGAATTGCCCGCTGCCGTGGCGGATTCTCCGGCGGCCTGCGCGGAGGATCCCGCCGCCTCGGCGGAAGATCCAGCTGCTTCAGCAGAAGATCCGGCAGCGGCCGAAGAACTCTCCGCCGACGTGGCGGAGCTTCCGGCGGATGTGTTGGAGCTTTCTGCCGCCGTAGCGGAAGAGCTCGCGGCCTCTGCGGAAGACTGCGCCGCGGTCGCGCTGGAACTGGCAGCTTCGGATGCTTTGTTTGCTGCCTCAGCAGCGGAAGCGAAGGAATCGGCAGCGTCAGAGAAGCTGCTCGTCGCGCTGCTCAGCCCTTCTGCGGATGCGCTCTTTCCTCCGAACAGCCTGGAGAAAAGCCCGCCGACCCCGCGCTTGGCTCCGGACAGAAGCTGCGCGAACTGAAGCACTTCTTTCGTGACCTTCAGCCCGGCCCACGCTCCTGCAAGCCCAAGGACAATGCCCTCGACTTCCTTCCCGTGATTCTGAATCCAGGTCAAGGCTGTGGTAAATTCAGTAACAGCAGTCTTGGCTCCCTCGACGATAGACTTGAACGTCCCTTTTCCGTTGTCTTCGCCCAGGAAAGCGTCGATCAGCCCGGACAGCGCATCGTTGAGCCCGGCCAGGGCAGCCTGGCCTTCCTCACTCTGCACGAACTCGTTCAGGGCATCGATGGCGGTGGACAGCGCCTGCGCCACCTTCTCAAACGTCGGGGCCATCTCGGCCAGGGTGTCGTATTTCAGCTTGTCGAACCGCGCGCCCATGTCCTGGACGGCGTCGTCCACGGCACCCAGGGCAGCCACGTTTTCATTGGAAACGACGGCCACGGCCCGCCCTTCGTTCGCCATGTCCTGGTAAGCCTTGCTGCCGGCGGTGATCAGCGGGTTCAGTTTCCGCCAGTCATTCCCGAACAGATCCAGAGCGGAGGCGGCCCAGTCTGTTTCGCTTCCCATGTTATGCAGGGCGTCGATCACTTCCCAGAAAACGGTCCGCCCGTCTTTCACCTTGCCGGAAGTGGTCATGACGCCGACGCCCAGCTTAGCCATCTTCGCGCCGAACTCGCGGAACTCGTCTCCCTTTTTGTCGACGTTCAGATGCTTGTCCAGGTCCTTCCAGGACCGGACGATGTCGTCCACGTTGGTGTCGATAAAGCGGGAAGCATACTGCCAGGACTGATAAGTCTCCGGATCCACGCCCGCCTCGTTCGCTGCGGTGGCGATATTGTCGGCCCACTGCCCGGCGTCGACGCCCATGTCCCAAACGGCCTTGGCTGCTTTGGCCGCGGCCTTGACGATGGCCTCGATATGCCGGGTGACATTGTCAATGGCGTTGATCGTGTTTTGCAGGTCGATCCCCCTGGAGATCTTCTCCAGCTGAGAATCCCCGGCTTCCTGAACCGTTCCCATTTTCTCGGTCACGTTGTTCAGCTCGGTCTGCATGTTGAGCAGCTCGCCCTTGGCAAAATTCAGCCTGGTCTGCCAGTTTTTCACCTGTCTGGAATTTTTGTCGACGCCGTTATTCGTGAAGTTCTTCATGGCGGTTTCCGCGGCTTCGACAATGCGCTTCTGTTCCTGGATCTTTTCCTTCAGGATCCGTGCCTGGTCAGCTGCATACTGCTGGGCGTCGCCGGTGGCCTCGAATTGGGCTTCGGCCAATTTCTGCTCGCTGTTCAGCACTTTGATGGCGCTGGCTGCGTCGGACATCGCCCGTTTATATGTCTGTTCACCTTCCAGCACAAACCTGGTTTTGATGTCCCTCGTCGCCATAACTCCACCTCTTAATCAAAGATCTTTTCTTGCTTCCGCCGGATGCCGTGCTCTTCGTCGTCATACCTAAGCCGCATGATGTAAAGATCGCACAGCAGGCCCGGCTTCATGGATCCCATCTCGGAAAACAGGATCCCCGACGTCAGTCCGTAATGAACCAGCCTGCGCCAGGTCAGTTTTCCCTCGTTTCTTTTTTTTTGATCTCTTCCAGGACCACGTCGACCTCTCCGGTCTCTTCCGTCTCGCTTTCCATCTTCATGGCGTCGGTCATCGCGTTGAAGACGGCGACCTGGATCTCGGCAATCTTCTTCGGGCTGGCCGGGATGTGCGATCCGAACCAGGCGCGGTCCACGTCCAGCTTTCGCCCTTCCAGCAGCTCGCCCTGCTGCGCCATCGCGTAAAGGATGTCCACCATAAAACCGGACCGCTTGGCGTACTGCGAAATTTTAGCCAGGTCAAAATCCGGAATAACGCCCTCGATCCGGTCCAGCGCGTCCATCGTAAAAGCAAGCGAAAATTCACGCTTGCCGATAGTTACTTTGATCATCTTCATTCTTCTCCCTCAAAAGAATGCCCGCGCAGACGCAGATCTGCGCGGGTGGTGTCAGCAGAAATCGGTCAGCTGATGCCGGCCAGGCCGTTCAGCCAGGTCACGGCGTCGCCCTCAGTATCGAAATACTGCTTCTTGCGGAAGGTCAGCGCGCCGGTGCTGTCAATCGCCAGGCCCATGACCCGGGCCGTAATGGTCGGGGTCTGCCATTCGATGCTCTCGCCCTTGGTGGTGCTGTTTTCAGCTTCCTCGGAGAACATGCCCTTGTAATACCAGAGCGCCTCGTACTTGGTGACGCCGTTCAGACGACGGACGCGGATGTAACCGAAGCCCACATAGGGGGCGGCTGCGTCGGTGTCATAGTAGGTGTCCACGGTGGTGCCGGTGCCGGTGCTCTTTTTCACCAGCCCCAGCATATACGCGCGGACTTCGGGCGTCAGGTCGTCCAGGCCCATCTCCAGGCTCATAGCGGTGATGCTGTTGTCATCCTCGACGATCGTGTCGTCGGCATACAGCGGGTTGTTGTTCCGGGTGATGGTCAGGTTGCCGGAGATAGAATGACCCATCACCATGCCGGTGCCGTAGGTCGGCTCAGATCCGGCGGTGTGCGCGGTCAGCGTGGCGACCACAGGGTGCCTCATTCCAACAAAAGCCATAGTTCAAACACTCCTTTACTTAACAGTTGTGGTGATCCCGCCAGACGTGCTGCCGGTATCGGTAATAGTGGGCACCTTGCCTGTTTCCAGGTAATCGCCCCATAGATCTTCCAGCTTCTCTTGCACTCTGGGGCCGGCTGCCACTTCCGCCTCATCCACCCAGTGGGTGGGCTCGATACGGCTGGTGCCATAATTCAGCACAAACGCCTTCTCGGCGTTCCGTGTGCCATTGCTGTCTTTTCCCAGTGCGGAGATTTCCTGGTATACTGCGTCGCCAAGAGACCTCACCGGCCCCGTAGGCCCGATCGAATCGATCATATCGCCGGTATCACGCAGGGCTCTGTTGTTGCCGTTTCTGTGCGGCCAGGCCTTCTCTGCGCTTTCCCGCCAGGCGCTCTTAATCTCATTGGCGGCCGCGCCGACCATGGCGTTCGCCATTTTACCGGTTCCTTCGCCGATCTTCTGCATGTCGCTGATCAGCTTGTCCAGGCCGGATGTCTGCATCCTCGCCATCAGTATGCCTCGCAGCTGAAGATGTGGTGAATATATCCGCTGTCCGGTTCAAAGTCCACCGTGTGGCTCACCGTCGTCCTCGGATCGGCGTCCAGTGCGGCGAACAGCCTTCCGGCCATTGGATCGTATTCATTCTTGGTAAACCGGTGTACATAGAAGCGCCAGCCCTCGTCGTGGACGTCGTCCCTGGTCAGGCTCAGGCGCTGGGTTTCTTCCCAGTAGGTATAGTCTTTGCTGGTCTCGGTACTGAAGTAGTGCCGGATGTCAGGATCCACCGCTACCAGCATCGTCCGGATCTCTTCAAGCGTCACGGCTGGTACACCTCCAGGCTAAGGTCGGAGATCTCGGCCGGGCTGTTGTCGTCCTGTCCGTGCCAGGCCCGCGTGATCTCATAGACCGGGCCGGTGTGATCCTCGAACCGTTCGACGTTTTCCAGCACCACGATGTCGTGCTGCCTCAGCTCCCGGTTCTGCTGGATGCGGATCCTGGCGTCCGTCCGGTTCTCGGTGCGCCCTTCGGTCGGCCTGGAATCGCTGGTGGCGAAATCGAGCTCGCCGTACCAGCTCTTCCACCATAATTGATAGCCGGGCCTCGGCATTTCACCGGACAGGCTCATGTTCACCTTTCGGAAGATCGCGCAGATGCCCTTGTCCAGGATCATGCCTGATCCCCCCGTTCCATCAGCCACCGCTGCCGGATCTGGGCGCGCAGCCAGTCCGGCACGGCCTTGTTGTCGTCCCGGTTGCTGTACTGGTACACGGCGGTGTCTACCACCAGCATCAGATCCCGGCTGACGTCCGCGTCCAGGTGGATCCCCTGGTGCTCAAGGTAATCATAGGCCGCCTGGATCCGCTGCGTCAGGTAATCGTCCAGGGCGGCGTCCAGCCGGTTCAGGCGCGCCTTCACCAGGCTCAGCGCCAGCGCGGTTTTTTCTTCGTTCATGCGCCGCTCCTTTCATCCAGGATCGGGGCGGGGGAAGGATCCCCGCCCCGGCCGTCATCAGGTGTTGGCGGTGTCAGCCGCGAAGGTCACGGCGTTGGCCGCGACGGTCGCGCCGCTGATGCCGATGGCCACGAACCCCTCGGCAATCACGGGCAGGCCGTCATACCGGGCGGTGGCCTTGAACACGGTCTTGTCGCTGGTGAACAGGAAGTGCTCGGAAGTCGCCATCTCGATGCCGGCGCGTTCCGCCAGCAGGTACAGCTCGCCGTATCCGGCGACGATCACATTGTCGGGAAGGAAATCCAGCTCCACAATGTCGCCGCCGATCACGGGCATGGTGCCGTTGATCCCGGCGACGATCGCGCCGTTGGCGTTGAAGCTCAGGGCTTCCTGCACCAGCTTCGTGTGCGTCTGCTCGTTCATCGCCCAGAACTTGCCGCCCGCGCCGTACTTCTTCTTGGCGGAGCCGAAGGCGCCGATCAGCATCTGGAACAGCTTGAGGCCGGTGCTGTTGGCCGCAGTGATGGTCATGACGTTGCTGGTATGCAGATCTGCCCAGGTGCGGGCGGTGGCGGGATAGTTGGCAGGCGCGGCGGTCTGGGCCAGACGGGTCACGATGCCCAGGGGCATCTTGGTGCCGGTGCCGTAGAGGATCGCCTTGTCCAGGGCGACGGCAATGGCGCAGGCCAGGGCCCAGAGCACCTGGGAAACCAGGTTCACGTCGTTGTCTTCCAGCAGGGCGTTGCAGACGGGGATGAAGCCGCCCACCTTGTAGCCGTCCACCTCGGCGTCGTTGAACACCAGGTTCAGCTCGTTCAGGTTGGCGCACATTTCAGTCCAGACGGCTTCGGGGATGGTGCCCATCACGTTCTCGCGGGCGGTGCCGCCGACATGCTGAAGGTTCACATAACGGAGCAGCTGGGCGCGGTCTTCCACGGTCTGGCGGATCATCGGCAGAAGGATCTCGGGGATCAGCAGGCTGCCGCCGTTGATGGCGCGCTTTTCATGGCCCATCTTGCGGACGCGTTCCGCGAACTGCTTCACATCGTCCCGGGCGAACAGGTTGTCGCGCTGCTGGGTGCTGCCGAACATGGTACGGATATTCATTTTAGTAGCCTGCCTTTCTTCGCGGGTTTCCGCGACGTCAGCGCCGCGGTCATCCGCCGGCGCGGTTTCGGGCGCGGGTTCTGCCGCGCTGTCGACTTTCTTGTTCAGATCTTCCAGCTCCTGGTCGAGCTCGTTGATCTTGTTCTGAAGCTCCTGCCGCTTGGCCTCGTTGGCCTGTTCCTCTTCCTGAAGGGCGGCGTCGTCTTCTTCCCACTTCTTTTCCTCGTCTTCGAGGACGGCCTGATCTTCAGCCGGCGTCTCGGCGGTCACTTCGTTGATCGCCTGCTCCAGCTCGGCTTCGCGGGTGGTCAAAGCAGTCCGGCGCTCGGAAAGCGCCTCCTGCTCCGTCTCCAGCTCGGTCAGCTGGCGGCGGGCTTCTTCGATTTTTTTGCTCAGGATGAGCTGTCTGAGTGCCATTTCTGCATCCTCTCCTTCATGGCGTTTTTCCAGGCTTCGGTTTTCCGCTGCCTGATGTTCGCGAGATCGTCTTTTCTCGCGGCGATGCTGGTGCTCTCGTAGGCTGGGAAGGTGACGCACGATACCTCGTACAGCTTCACCTGCTTGATCGTCCAGTGGACATTTCCGCCTCCGCGGTCCTCGAACTCTTCATCCAGGATGTCAAAGCCGAAGCTGCACTGGTTCACGTCTCCGCGCTGCACCCGGGCATACAGATTCATGGCGTCCGTGTCCTGCTCGTTGATCAGCACGGATCCCCAGAGCCCGTGCTCGTCGGTCCGGAGCGTCAGCGTTCCGGCCGTCGTCCGGCCGATCACCAGCCTGGTGTCGTGGTCGATCAGGCAGCGCACGTCCCCGTTCAGCTGCCCGTCAAAGGCATGGCGGTCTACAGATTCCGTCGCGCCGTCCCACAGCTGATACTCTCCGTCGAATACCGCGAAATAGCCTTCGATCCGCTTTTCGCCGTTCTCTTCCCGGGTGGTAAAGGGCTTACTCTGCGCCCGATACTGCCGGATGGTTCTCTCCATCGTTGTCGTCACCTCCTCCCACGAGCTTCTTCTGGTCGCCCAGCCTGTTCTGTGGAACGTAGTTCTCCAGGGCAAGCAGGTCCTTCATTTCCGGATCGGGGCTCAGGCCCAGCCAGTCGCGCAGCTCGTTGCGCCGGATGGCCATGTGGTCCACCAGCAGCGTCCCGGAGGACACCAGCTCGGGCAGATCGTAACTGTACAGGCTCATATTGCTGAACCGGAAATACATCTCTTCGGAATACAGCAGCTTCTTCGTCAGCTCCTGCTCGATGATCTTGGCCACCGCCAGGACGCGGGTGTTGACGAAGTTCCGGTATTCGTCCTTGTTGAACTGGCCGACGCCCACCATGAACGGCGGGATCCCGAAGATGGCGGCGACGCTGCGCTTGTCCAGCTCCAGGTTGTCTTTGATGGCCAGATCGGTGATGGACAGCGGCTTCACCTGCTCCACGCTGAACGCTTCGCTGGGAATGAACCAGGGCTCTCCCTTTTCACTGCTGTCCAGGTACTGGGCCCGGAGCTTCCGCCGTCCTTCGGTGGAAGAAAACTCCTCGATCAGCCCGTCCACCTTCACGATGATCGACGGCGCGGGGGACCGCATCAGCGCGTTCTTTGTCGATTCGCCCTGCCGCAGGCCGTCCACCGCGTCCCGCAGGCTCACGGTATACCCGGTGCCCCGCCAGGGCTCGTCCAGATCCGGGTTCAGCACAAAGTGCAGAACCTCGTCCGGCCGGATCGCCTTGCCCTGGTACTGGATGATATAACTGTTCCCCTGGTCCGGCAGATAGGATACGCTTTGACCGGGCAGGATCTGAAGGTCGTCCAGCAGCCCGTCTTTGTATCTGGGATAGACGGCGCAGTTGCCCCAGGTCAGCAGCGTCCGCACGATCGCCTGGATGAACGTGATCCGCGTCATGTACCTGGACGGGTTCACGTCCATCTTGTATGACAGGGCGTTTCTGATCCGCTCGTCCCCGTTGTTGACATTGCGCATCAGCCGCAGCGTCATGATGCCGATCAGGTCAGCGAACACCCCGATACACATCTGCACCTCCGGGCATTTCCAGACCGGCTTATAGCCGTTCCCGCAGAGGATGTTCCAGCCCTCCACGCTCGTCAGGAAGGAAGCCCCGCTGCTCGTGCTCTGGGTGGGAGCGTCGCGGACGGCGCGCCCGGGATTGCGTTTCTTTTTACTCATCAAACCACTTCCTCGCGTTCGTAGCTTTTTCCATGTTCTCCAGCATCCTCACAACGGCGAACACGTCCGCATCGAAAATATCGATGCGGTGATTCGGCTGCACCTTTTCATACTGCACCATATCGTCAGTCTTTTCGACCGCGCTGACGTTCTGGACGCAGTATTCATATGCCTCCGAATCCAGGTAATAGAGGGCCTTGTTCTTTGCCTGGTTCTCAATGTGCCGGAATCCTTCGCTCTTTTTGTAAAAATACTGCGGCTGATCGATGATGGAAAAGCCGCTCTGCTTCATCAGCACGAAGTATTCCCGGCAGAACTTCCGGTCGTGGCCGACCTGCTTGATCCGGAAGCCCCGGCGCTTCATGTCGATGAACCACTGCACAACCGCCGCATGGTTGTTCGTCGGCGCGTTGCACAGGTCCAGCCAGCCGCTGTCCGCCCAGCCGTACAGCGGGATGTTATCCTCGTCCGCCTTCTGCGCCGCTGCCGTGATCGGGAACCAGGCGTGTGTGATCGCGATGTCGATTCCCTTGTACTGTCCGTGCAGGGCGCAGGCGGTCAGGTCGTACAGCTTGGACAGGTCAGCGCCTCCGTACCAGTTGATCCCCAGGGAAGCCAGCTTTTTGAGCTTCTGGTCCAGGCTCCAGCTGGGATCGATCCCCAGCTGCTCCCCGGCCTTCGCGTTCGATCTCCGGAACTCTTCGATATCGAACCAGCTTTTCACGCTGCTCGTGAATATGTTGATTCGCTTGGCGAAAAAGTCCTTCCGCTGCTGCGGGTCGTTCTGCGCCTGCAGGGCGTCGTTCAGGATGTCGGCCGGACGGATCGTGACCCCGTAGCTCGGGTTGGCCATCTCCAGCACCCTGGGGTTGGTGTAGTCGATGTTTCCCTCTTCGTCGGCGTCCGCGCAGCACAGGAAGATAAAATACTGATCATCCTGCACCGTCCCGTTCAGCACTTTTCTGCAATACTCAACACGCTGGGCGCAGAATCCGTTTCCGTCGTCCCCGGCGGTCGTGATCCCGACCACCAGCTTGTTGGTGTAGGCGTTCGTGGCCTCCTTCAGGATGTTGTACTGTTTCGGCGACTTATAGGCGTGGATCTCGTCGGCGATTACGATGTTGCAGTTGAAGCTGTCCTGGCTGTCCGGGTTGGAAGCCAGGGCGTTGAGGGAAACGGACCCGCCGGCAATGTGCTCGCAGCTGATGCTGTGCTCGAAGCTGTTGTCCAGGATCCGCCACCCGTCCGCCTCGGCGGCTGCCTTGTTTTTGTACAGATGGCTGCGGATGTTGTACAGCCAGTTGTCGAAGGTCTCGCGCGCCTGCTTGAGCGCTGCGCCCACGACGTACACCTTGGAGCCGGATTCCCTTTCCAGCAGCCCCAGCGCGAAGGCCAGGCTGCTGACGAAGGCCGTCTTGCCGTTTTTCCTGGGGATGTAGATCAGCGCCTCCTTGACCAGGCGCTCCTTCGTCCCCGGCAGGTAGAAAGCCAGCATCCCGTAGACGCAGAACTTTTCCCAGGGCTCCAGCTTGAGCGGGGTCCCTCTGAGCGGGGTTCCGTCCAGCTTCTCGCCCTGACGGTGGGCCAGTGTCGTTTCAATGATCCCGATCACGAAGTCGGCGTCCCTGGGCCTAACCTCAAACCGCGGATCCGCACACATGGATTTAAAACGCCGGCAGGCGGTGATCCTGTCTTTGTTCGCCAGGATCTTCCCGTCCAGGATGCCGTCCACATAGCCGGCGACGTCCCCGGCGTATTTCCCGGTCAGCCACATCTCAGCTGCTCAGCATCCTCAGCGCCGCGCCCAGGGTGCTCTCCGGCTGCTCGTTTCTCTCGCTCATGATCTTCCGGTGATCCGCCGGCGTGAGCCCCAGCTTCGCTTCGTAGTTCCGGCACTCACGAAGGATCGTATACTTCGCTTCCAGGATCGGATTCAGGCAGCGGTACTCCGCGCCGGCCTTATTCGTCTGGACCACGGTGATCCCGCTGCCGTCGTCTTCGAGCTCCTGATCCGCTCGGATCAGATCCAGATACAGATCGGCCAGGTGCTCGATCGTATCTTTGAAAAATGGTTCATAGGTGCCCGCCGCCTTCATGTACTTCACAATCCGGTTGTACTCGGTGCGGAAGGTCTTGGCATCTCTGGTCCGCCAGGACACGATGATCACCTCCTCTCTGGAATAGGCCAAAACAGGCAAAAAATAAGCCGAAATCGAAATCCGATTTCCGCCCATATGTGGATAAAGGTTTTCCCGCGCTTACCCCCCACCCCACATTTTCCCCCCGCGCATATAAATGCC